TGATGTCGGGTTATCTGCGGATTCCAAGTCCGCGGGACGTTGGGAAACGAACAAAGGGGGCGAATATTTCGCTGCGGGTGTCGGCGGAGCCATCACGGGGCGTGGTGCTGACCTCCTAATTATCGATGATCCGCATTCTGAGCAAGATGCACTCTCGCCGTCGGCGCTCGAAAGCGCGTGGGAGTGGTATTCATCTGGACCACGACAACGTTTACAGCCTGGCGGTACCATTGTGATTGTCATGACACGGTGGAGTTCTATTGATTTGACCTCGAAACTGATCAAACGCATGGGCGAAGACAACGCCGATCAGTGGGAAGTCCTAGAATTACCCGCGATTTTGGACTCTGGCAAGCCGCTTTGGCCCGAATATTGGAAAATAGAGGAGCTTGAAGCCGTGAAAGCTTCGATTCCCGTGGCAAAATGGAACGCGCAGTACATGCAGAACCCGACGAGTGAGGAAGGAGCGATTGTCCGCCGTGAGTGGTGGCAAATCTGGGAACACGAGGATCCACCCGCCGTTGAGTACATTATTCAGTCGTACGATACGGCGTTTTCCAAGAAACAAAGCGCAGATTACTCAGCCATTACCACTTGGGGCATCTTCCGTCCGTCGGATGACGCGCCCGAATCGATTATTCTGCTGGATTCCAAGAAGGGACGCTGGGATTTTCCCGAGCTGAAGTCAATTGCTTACGACGAATACCTTACATGGAACCCCGACATGGTGCTGATCGAGGCACAATCGAGCGGTACGCCGCTGACCCAAGAGTTGCGCATGATGGGCATACCGGTGATTAACTACCGACCGTCGCGCGGTAACGACAAAGTGACACGAATGCACTCGGTCGCGCCGATGTTTGAGTCGGGCATGGTGTGGGCGCCTGAGATGGGTTTTGCCGACGAGCTGATTGAAGAGGCCGCATCGTTTCCGTACAGCGAACACGACGATTTGGTGGACTCGATGACGCAAGCTCTGTTAAGATTCAGACAAGGTAATTTCATCACGCTTGATTCAGACGAGTTGATGGAAGATAATGAACCAAGAGAACACGTTTATTACTAGGAGCGATTATGGCAGTTAGGAAGAGAACACCAGCGAGAAGAAAAACAACAACCGCTAGAAAAAAGCCAGCAAGATTTAAATCAGACGCGAATACACAAACTGGTGCAAGACCTGTTGCATCTGGAGCGCCGCAAAGAGGTACCAGAGGAGCTAGATCTACCACTACCACTACCACAAAAAAAAGAAGAACGGTTAAAAAAGCAACTCCTAAAAAGACAGTCGCTAAAAAAACAACAGCTAAAAAAACAACAACTAAGACAATCAAGCCAAAAGGCAGACTTAGCGGTTTATTGGTTGGTGGAGCTACTTTGATAGGTGGTTTATCGGCGTTAAGAAACAAACCTAAAACTTTTGGTGAAGCTTTTAAAAAAGCTAGAAAAGATAAAGGCCCTAACGCTACGTTTACTTACAAGGGTAAAAAGTACAGCACGGTTACTAAAGATCAAATTAAGAAAGCAGGCTATAGCAACTTGAGAGATTACTTAAACGCACAAAAGAAAAAGAAATGAGCAAAGTAAAAGGATTAAAAAAAGCCATTAGACAGCTTAGAGACGATTACAAGCCTAGAATTAAAAACGAGAAGGAGGTTTATCCTAACGTCAAAGCAGGCACAGATATATTGCCAGGCATGAAACAAAGAAGCGCTTTAGCAAGAAGAAAGTCTGTGCAAACCAGCAAGAAACCAGGTTCAAGAAGAACCAAAAGATAAACATGTCTATAAACATCGACGATCTTTCTTTTGAGGAAGCTCGAGATCGCATGGAAAAGATCATAGCTTTTTTAGAAAAAGGCGAAATGACTCTTGAAGAACAAATGGAAGCTTACGAGCACGGCATTAAGCTAACCGACCACGCGGAAAATTTATTAAACTCCGCAGAGGAAAGAGCTAAATCCATATCGAGCGATGATTAGCGACTATCTGAAAATATATCTAACTGAATACACCGAAGAAACCGACGACAAGATTTACGCTGGGCCAAATATTTTTGCTACAGACTTTGACTCTGCGCAAGAAATAGCCGACACTATGGGACTAATAGTTATTGGAGAGCTTACCGATATCGTAAGCACAGAGTTAACAGGCAAGAAAAAGACAATACACTGATGGCGGATATAGAAAAAGCAATAGATGCAGAAGATCAAATAGATCTAGACGTTGAGAATCAAGACAAGTCAATCAAGGTTAGTCTGCCAGAAGACAGCGACATAGACTTAGCTAGTTTTGAAACGCTTGAAGACGGCACGATATCTTTCGGTTCTGTCTTAACGCCAGACATACAAGAAGAATTTAACGCAAACTTAGCAGAGCTTATCGATGAAGACGAGCTGACAGGCATTTACAACGATTTGATTGATGCCGTTGAGGGCGACAAGTCATCGCGTCAAAACTGGGAGGACACCTACAAAGAGGGGCTCGAAACTCTCGGCATGAATTACGAAGAACGCTCGCAACCGTTTGAGGGCGCTTCGGGGGTTATGCACCCGCTACTTGCAGAATCGGTCACTCAGTTCCAGGCGCAAGCCTACAAGGAGTTGATACCTTCAAACGGTCCTGTGCGCACACAAGTCATCGGTGCGGTCACGCCAGATTCTGATGCTCAAGCCGATAGAGTGCGCGAGTTCATGAATTATCAACTCATGAACGTTATGGAAGAGTACGACAGCGAAACCGATCAGCTGTTGTTCTATCTACCGCTATCTGGATCTGCGTTCCGTAAAGTTTATTACGACAACAACTTACGTCGAGCGGTGTCGCGTTTCGTGCCCGCCGAAGATCTAGTTGTGCCCTACGCCACCACCGACATTTACAGTGCTACCAGAATAACGCACATCATCGAAATGCCGATGAACGACGTGCGTAAATTACAACAAGCGGGTTTCTATCGTGACGTTGACATATCAACGAGTGCGATCATTGACGATAACTACGATGAAGTGCAATCAGAGATAGACGATCTGCAAGGCATCGAACCAAGCTACAACGAAAGCGATACTTGTAGCGTTTACGAAATACACACTGAACTGGATCTACCAGGCTACGAGGATCTAGACGAAGAAGGCGAACCAACGGGCATCAAACTGCCGTACGTCATAACTTTGTCCACTAATTCAAGCGAAATCTTATCGATTCGTAGGAACTACAAAGCCAACGATATCACCAAGAAACGTATTAATTACTTTGTTCACTACAAGTTTTTACCAGGTTTAGGCTTTTACGGATTCGGGTTGACGCACATGATCGGTGGGCTATCGAAAGCGTCAACCTCCATCTTGCGACAATTGATTGATGCGGGCACGTTATCGAACTTACCCGCTGGTTTCAAAGCAAGAGGTATTCGTATTCGTAACGACGATCAACCGTTACAGCCTGGAGAGTTTCGTGACATGGATGCACCAGGCGGTAGTCTGCGTGATGCGTTTGTGCCGTTACCGTTCAAAGAACCTTCGGGCACATTACTGAATTTATTAGGCACATTGGTTGATAGCGGTCGAAGATTTGCAGCGTTGGCGGACATGCAAATCGGTGACGCTAATCAAGCAATGCCAGTTGGTACCACGGTCGCATTGTTAGAGCGTGGTACCAAAGTCATGTCAGCCATTCACAAACGTTTGCATTCTTCGCAACGTTTTGAGTTTGGGTTGTTGGCAAAAGTATTCGCTGAATACTTGCCGCCAGAATATCCGTACATGACATCCAACGGCGATCGCATGATCAAACAAATAGACTTCGACGATCGTGTCGATGTCTTGCCTGTATCGGATCCGAACATATTCTCCATGAGTCAACGTGTTATGTTGGCGCAAGAGATACTAACGGTCGTAAATTCAAACCCACAGATACACGGGCCGCAAGGAACTTACGAAGCTTATCGCAGAATGTATTCTGCTATGGGCGTACAGAACATCGAACGCTTGTTACCTCCACCACCGCAACCGATGCCAACTGACCCTGCAACGGAAAATCAATTGCTACTGTCTGGACAACAGGTACAAGCGTTCCCTGGACAAGACCACGATGCGCACATCAACGTGCATTTATCGTTTGCGCGTACCACTAACGTGATGACTAATCCGCTTATTTTAGGCGCCGTGCAAGGCCACGTTTATCAACACGTCGCGTTGCGTGCTGCCGAGTTGGTAGAACAACAAAATCAACAAGATCCTGGGTACATGCAGACCATGCAAATGATTCAACAAATGCCACCAGAGCAAGCTCAGATGATGTTGCAACGAATGCAAACAGCCGTGGCTAGAGACGTAGCACAAATACAGGCCACTTTGATGGAACAAGTGAACGCTGCCTTCGTGCCACCAGCACCACCGCCAGATCCTTTGGTTGAGTTGCGTGATAAAGAATTAGATATCAAAGCTCAAGACGTCGATAGAAAACGTGAAGAGTTCTTTGCTAAACAACAGTTCGATGCGCAGAAAGCTATGCAAGATATGCAACTAGCACAAGACAGATTAAACGTTACTCAAGAGATAGCGAGAATGAAAGACGATCTAGGTAGAGACAGATTAGATTCTTCGAACAGAATTAAACAAGCAGAACTATTAATCAAAAGGGATAAATAACTGTCAGTGTCTGTATGCAGCTTCATAACCCTCCCCAAATATCGCTTTTCAGACACTGACTCCTAGCTATGAGTGATAATCCAGACGCTTTTGTATACCAAGCCGAACTCGATAGAGTTGTCGACGGCGACACGGTAGATGTAATTTTGGATCTGGGTTTTGATGTCAAACTACACAAACAGCGTGTACGTTTGCACGGCATTGATACTCCTGAATCTAGGACTAGAGATCTAGCTGAAAAAAAATTAGGTCTTGCTGCGAAAAAAAGATTGCAAGAATTATGCGTCGGTAAATTTAAAATAAAATCTTTAGGCAAGGGCAAATACGGCAGAATCTTAGGCATACCGTACACCGAAGACGGCGAAGATATCTGTAAAATATTAATCAAAGAAGGGCATGCAGTTGAGTATTACGGTGGCAAAAAAGTAAAAACTTGGGGAGACTATTAGGTGGATGCAGTAAACCTAGCCGAATGGCTGTTAAAAAAAATTAATCAAAGACAACAAGATATACTTGAAACATTGGGCGCGGGTAATATACAATCCGTGGAAGACTATCGCTTCCACATTGGAGAGTTAACAGCACTTCGCTCCTTGGAAGCAGAAATAAGAGAGGTGCTGCAACAAGAGGAATAATCGATGTCAGAACTAGCAGTTCCAAAACACATCGCAGAAGAAAGAGCAAAAGCGAAAGCGCAAGAAGTTACCAACGTAGATTCAGCTTTCGTAGAACCAGATAACAGAGTGCTCGATCCGTCTCTGTTAGACAAATCACTACTAGAAAGATTACCAAGTCCCACCGGCTGGCGACTCTTAGTTTTGCCTTATCAAGGCAGAGCTGTCACCGAAGGTGGAATTCATTTAACCAGTTCAACTTTAGAACGCGAATCGTTAGCGACCGTGGTTGCTTACGTTTTGAAAGTTGGGCCTACGGCTTACCAAGATGAAGGTAAGTTTGAAGGCGTTGCTTGGTGTAAGGAAAAAGACTGGGTATTGATTGGTCGTTACGCTGGCGCGAGATTTCGCCTAGAAGACAACCATGAGGTAAGGATAATTAACGACGATGAAGTTATTGGAACGATTACAGATCCTGATGACATTAAAACTCTATAGGTGATTTATTATGGCTGAACAAGAAGAATACAAACTACCAGAAATATCGGAGGAGCAGATTGAAAAAGCTGCAATGCCCGTTGGTAAAAGAGTAAACGAGGATGTTTCTGAAGAAACTCAATACATTGAGTTAGACGATAACAAAGACGAACTCAAACCTTTGCAAGAAGACGACATCAAAGAAGACTTTGAAACAAGTCAAAAAGTTGTCGAAGAAACCAAAGATAAATCTGAGGTCGAAAAGAAAGCTGCCTATGCGCAGAACCGAATCAACAAAGCAGTAGCGCAAGCGAAAGACTTTCAACGCAGAGAGTTGATGGCCATTCAATACGCTAAACAACTGCAAGAAGAAAACGAGCGTTTAAAAACTAGCAAACAAACTTTTGAAGAAGATATGTTTGAAAGTCGCAAAAACGAAACCGAAGCTGCAATCGAATTAGCAAAACAAGCGCATAAACAAGCGGTTGAAGCTAACGATTCAGATTCAATCGCCAGAGCGACAGAAGCTTTAAGCACAGCAATAGCTGAGAAAAAGTTTATTGAAGCAAGCGAATCCAGAGCAAAAATAGAAAAAGCTAACGCTCCAAAAGAACAGACTGCACCAGAGATTGCTCAGCCTGCACCGCAAGTTGAGGAATATAACGAACCATCGCCAAAGGCTCAGAACTGGGCTGAAAAAAATACTTGGTTTGGATCCGATAGAATAGCTACCAACGTAGCTTTGTCGATTCATGAAGAGTTAGCAGGCGAAGGTTTTGATTTAAACTCTGATGAGTACTACAATGAATTAGATACTAGGCTGAAGAACGAATTGCCTAACAGGTTTAATAACGTGGAAGCTGACCAAAAACCCGTCCAAACGGTTGCTTCACCATCACGCACAACATAAAGTGGACGCAAACAAAGTAATCGAGTGGAGCTTTCTCCAAGCGAGCAAAGATTGGCGAAACGTTTAGGCGTTTCATTTAAAGATTACGCAATACAAAAAGCGAGGTTACAAAAATCGTGAGTAAGGAAACAAATACAGTTAACAAAACTCCTAGGTCTGAAGATACTAGGGAATCTAAAAAAGCCAAACAGCCTTGGACTCCTCCAAGTATGTTAGAAGTACCTAACGATCCGCCTCCGGGCATCAAGTATCGTTGGATACGAGCTGAAGTTTTAGGTTTCGATGATCGCAGCAATGTCTCTAAGAGATTTAGAGAAGGTTGGGAGCCAGTTAAACCTGAAGAGGTTCCTGGTTACGATTATCCTACAATTGATGATGGTCGTCATGCTGGCGTCATCGGTGTTGGTGGGTTGATACTCTGCAAAATTGACGAGAACGTTGTCGAACAACGTGACCAGTATTATCAACAACAAACCGCTAACCAAATGACAGCAGTTGACAATGACTTAATGCGTGAAGAGAATCCTGCTATGCCTATCTCTAGAGAAAGGAATAGTAAGGTTTCATTTGGTGGAGGAACTAAAAATTAATAGTTCTTCTTTATTTTAACGTTTGGAATTTAAGTCGAAAATAACATGGCAAACGAAACTACTAAAATGGGCTTGGTCCCAGTTAGAAAGGTCGGTGGACAACCGTGGACAGGCGGACAACAAAGATACAGAATCGCAAGTGGCGCAACTACTGCTATCTTCCAAGGTGATTTGGTAACTCAACTCACTACTGGAACTATTGGTAGACATGCTGCAAGTGGTACTGTACCAATTGTTGGTGTCTTTAACGGTGTCTCATACACTGATCCTACTACTGGCGAACAGGTCTTTAAAAACCACTACCCTGGTAGCATCGCTGCAAGCGACATTATCGCCAACGTGATAGATGACCCAATGGTCGAATTTAGCATACAGTCAGATGAGGCATTCCCTATAACTGACTTGTTTGGTAACTTTGACGTAGTTGAGTCTTCTCCTGTTGGTGACACAAGTTCTGGAACTTCAAACATTCAATTAGATACTTCAACTGGAGCTACAACAGCTACGCTTCCTTTGAAAGCTATTGATATTTCGCAAGATCCAGAGAATTCCGATACAGCGAGCGTTGGCACTAACGTAATCGTGGTTATACAAAACCACGTTATGGGCCAAAAAAGCGCTGGCTTAGCGTAAGAGGTTTAATAATGGCAATATCTAGAGCACAATTAGCAAAAGAATTAGAGCCTGGTTTGAATGCTCTTTTCGGAATGGAGTATCAAAGATACGAAAACGAGCACG